GTTACGTGTGAGCAATTGCTCACTCAAGTGCCGCGAATAAGCGGCGTTTGACCGTGAGTCCCAGACCACTTACCCATCCTGCGTCCGCCAACTCTTGAGGGATCCACCAGTTGCGACTGGTGAGCCTCGCTTGAGCTAGGGCGTATAGGACAGTGTAGGGGGTCTTAGGACTCAGTCCTCTCCAGTGCACATCACCACGCATCTCATGACCAGCAATCATGCGCTTGTAGAAATGGCGCACCGCGTTAGAGATAGACCTAGGACCGATTAACAACTCGGCATTGGGGGATCGTCCGACCAGGAGTTCGTATTCGTTCGCTAGGAAGACGGTAACGTCTTCGGGGGCCCTAAGGTCCCCGAGACACCGCGCTTTCCCGTTGAACGGCGTTTTTCCTGCTCGGCAATTCACCCCCGACATGTCGAACCGATATTCGGTTTCCTTACGGGCAAGGTCCGCAGCGGGGCCGCTCTTGATTAACGTGGTCCACGCGGTGGCAGGGGTCTTGACCCCCGTCACTCGTGTTCCATATAACCATCGAGCGGCTCCAAGTGCGAACCACCTGGTAAGGCGACCGATACGATCAGGTCTCCCTCTACGCGGCGGCAGTCCAAAGCCTCCAAGACACCGGGGACCGTTAACCGCAAACCCGCGCTCTCTTGCCCACCTCCACGAGGCTGGGTGTAGAGTGCGGATAACACGGCGAACGGCTCCCGGATTCCTAGAGGAGGCACAAGCGCTTTCTGCAGCTGGTCCGAGAGCTGCCCACCAAGGTACCTCATGACCTGTGGCCGGTAACCGCTTAGGGCGGATCAGACCGCGAAGGTGGACCGAGGGAAGTTTCCTAACCCCGTTCACCACACGATCTGGTTCTGCCGCCCGAGCAGCGCCAAACGGCATCTTCAACGACTGTTCGATCGATGGAAAGAACTTTTTGGAGGCCAGCACTTGATCCCATTCGCCTACGGTGTATTCGTGTCCGGGAAGGAGCTTTGTGAAAACAAGCTCGTAAACTTCCTCGGTGAATACGCCGTAGCGTTTGGATCGGTAGTGCTTGCCATCAGAGAGCTTCCCACCGTTCTTTTGAACAGTGTCGTCGAAGCGTTTGGCGACAGAAACCGGCCAGAAGCCTAAGAGGTCATCCCCGCAGACAGCGGTTGATGGTGATCTTGCAGGGGATCCTCGTCGAAACACGGTATTACGATAAGAGGGACCCAACGTCTTTGACCACGTGTAGCCGGCCCAACGAAGTTGGGTTAGGCACAAGAGTGGCCACGTTGTAGGCAGTCCCATGAAAATACCGCGACAAGAGCCGCCGACCCGATCCCCGTCAGGGTAAAAGATGTTCATCGAGCCAATTAAGGCACGGAACACCGTTTTCATCCTGGCGGGTAGGGCCAGTCCGGCTTTCGACGAGAGCAATCCTTCAACGAGGGCTTCCACTTCGGCGTGGCTCAAGAGGTCGCTTGCGGTGGTTAAATCGGAGCTGAGCACCAAATTATAGGTGGCAGCGCGCCGTTTTCCGCCGCAGAGGACCCGAGAAGCCGCACCGTCGTGGTCGCCCCCGATGACGGGTTGAACCCGTGAATCCTTTGCAAGACCACTGTACAACCACCGCCGGATCTCATGCGCGATAGCTACGAGCCAAGTGGGCGACTTCGTCGCCACTCGGACCTTGTAGCCGCGCTCCTTCACTGCCACCGCCTCCGCGTCGGGAAACCCTCTCGCTAGGACCTCTTCC